TATGCTATGGGCACGCATGTTGACAAAACTCAATGCGCGTGTGATATCAAAGGATATCTTCCCAAAGCATGGTCCTGGTGCAACTGCTGACGGCCTTCGCGCAAACGCGAAATGGACCCAAAGTAGTTGGACCGACCGACTCGAAGCAGAGTTCCCTATGGCCGAGTTTGCTTTCTCGTCCTATTCGGAATACTTTGCTAATATCGAGTCACTGCACTTCAGCGAACCCGGTTCAGAGATGCCCGTCAAGGTCATCACTGTTCCTAAAACGCTGAAAACGCCAAGGATTATCGCAATTGAGCCTACGTGTATGCAATATACACAACAGGCCATATTGCGTGCCATTGTCGAAGAAATGTCTCGTGATGACTATGCGAAACATTTCGTCGAGTTCAAGAGCCAATTGTTTAACCAACAATTAGCTCTGGAGGGGTCTATAGACCGCTCCCTCGCTACACTTGATTTAAGTGAAGCAAGTGATCGCGTTTCCAATCAGCATGTACGTGCTCTACTAAGACGTCATGGTGCTCTTTTCAGAGCCGTTGACGCATGTAGATCACGGAAGGCTGATGTACCTGGACATGGTGTTATTCGCCTGTCCAAGTTCGCGTCTATGGGTTCAGCTCTCTGCTTTCCCTTTGAAGCAATGGTCTTTACGACTATTGTCTTCTTAGGCATAGAGCAGAAGCTCAACCGCCGTTTGCGACACAAAGACATTTTGTCTTTGCGTGGCAAGGTACGCGTCTACGGAGACGATATTATCGTTCCCGCAGACTACGTAAATTCCGTTGTTGGGGCCCTCGAAGCTTTCGGTCTTCGAGTTAACCTGCACAAGTCTTTCTGGAATGGTTCATTCCGTGAGTCTTGTGGTAAGGAGTATTTCAAAGGACACGATGTTAGCATAACTCGTGTCCGGAGATTACTCCCTACGCAACGGACGGACTCCGCGGAGATTGTTTCAACCGTGGCTCTACGTAACCAGTTGTATCATTCTGGTTACTGGAACACGGTGAAGTATCTTGACACAATCATTGAAAGGTTCATACCTTTCCCGATTGCTCAAGATACATCTCCGGGATTAACGCGCTCGTCATACCTTCCATACTGCATGGAGAAGTATGACACCAAACTGCACCGGCCCCTAGTCAGGGCTGCTGTAGTTGTACCCAGACCAAGCCGATCGGCTTTAGATGGGTATGGTGCGTTGGTTAAATGTCTTCTCCCAGGGAGGATTGAACCCCTCCAAGAGAAACATTTAGAGTTCGCTGGACGTCCTACTGCCGTCGACATCAAGCGTAGGTGGGTGCCCACGTACTAAAGTACGTGGGTAGGGGCTAACCGAAAGGCGCCCCTGTGGAGGAAAAGCTTTATCTTTCCTCGTGGAGATGAAGGCATGATTTCAAAATCATCCCTTGCAGTGCATCTCCACAA